ATCAATGCCAGGTGCACGAGACGCTGACGCCGCACGACCGCCACCTGTCAACGCGCCCTCGCCGGGGGATGCACGACGCGCTCCTGTGATTGGCGCCGCACCTTCTTCCATCGCGTCATACTTGGCGCCGCGATAGCCGCCCAACGGGCCGCGAGACTTGCTGATCCCACCCTCATCTACGACCGTATATCTGTCCGATGCCGCCGCAGACTTCCGCGCCTTGGGTGCCGTTGCGCTTGGCGCCGGACCTTCGCCGCGCCACCACCGCTTCACGTTCCCGCCAACGGGTTCGTTTGTCACCTTGGACAAATCGGGACCAATCCCACCCCCACCCGCCCTGCGTCCGGCACCCTTGGCCATGGGCTTCATCGGAATCTTGCCGCCACGCTTGAACTGCGGGCCACCGGGGGCGCCCATGCCGAGGGGCTTGGGCTGCATGCCGAGCGGCGGCCCACCCAGGTTCATCGGGGGCGGCGCGGCCGGGGGCGGGGCCATGGGCGGTGTCATCGGGGATGCGCCGGCTCCCATCGGGGGAGCGTGCATGCCGCGCTGCATTGACCCGCGCAAGGACTGTGCATCGTTCGACGCGCCGCCCGATGCCACGATCACGTTCACGGTGGTTGACGGCTTCTTGACCGAGCCGCCGCGGGCCAGCTTCAGCGGCGAGTGCTTCCCGCCGTGCTGCGCCGACTCATGCTGGCGGACGGCAGACCGAATCATCTGCTTGTCCTGCTTGACGTCGCCACCTGTCGCATAGCCGCTCGCCCTCAACATCGAGTGCGCGCGTTCGGCCGGGGTTTGGCATTTTGTCATGTTCCGTTCCTTCCATGAGAACGATCTTGAAGCCGGCGCCGCCGGTCTCCGCTGGGGTCAAGATACGCAAATACGGCTTGCTTGCAACAAAGTCGCGATTGGGCCACCGGGGAAGCCTGGACTGGATCATCACGCAGCCCCCTCGGCCGTCCAGTTCACGCGGTAGGTCGAACTGATGCGCCCAGGACACACGACTTGAAACTGCGCTGCGTTCTGGCCAATGAGGTAGACCGGCGTTTGCGTCAGGGTCGCGTCCCCGTTCTGCACGACAACCGTTGGGTCAACGGCGCCGAACACGGTGGGGAAGTTGATGGTCGCATTCCCGGAACCATCCGTGTTCACCAACGTCGATCCGCTTTGCCGACGCACGCTGCCCGGTAGCAACATCGTGAGAGTGCGGGAGCCGAAGGTTGGAGCGAACTGCGAATAGTTGACCACCTGATTGCCGGACGCGCCGGCCGTCGAAACCGTCAGGGCGCCCGCGATGGCGCTGTTGCCGACAATGGCGGCACCACCCGCGCTGATCGTAAGACCGCCAGACTCGATGGTGACCGCGCCTCGGAAGGTCCGGTTGTTGATCGTGCCGCCGGTGTTCCCGCCGTCCATGATCCACACGTTGCCGCCACGCGAGTAAACGGCAAGCTGCGTGTTCTGCGGCACGATGGGACCTACAGAGCCACCTCCCGTCGTCTTGACGGTCACAGTGAAAGCGCCCGTCGTGGCGTTGTTGATGATGTAGAAGGACCCGACGTTGGGCAGAAGGTAGGAGATGTTGCCCGTCAGAACGCCGGTCAGGGACTGCACGAGGTTCTGCGCTTGCGCGGTCGTAGCGGTCACGTCCGAAGACCCCGCGACGTTGACCACCGCCTGGCCGCCCATGTTGTTGTCCAGGATGGACGTCCCCTGGTTTAGGAAGACACCCCACTGGTTCAAATCACCGGCCACGGTCGGGAGGGAGTAGCCCTTGTTTGGCGTGTAGGCGACCATCACCCGTTATCCTTGCTGGTGTCCGCAAAACTCTGCGTGAATCGCGCGGCCCGCGCTTCCGCCATCTGATCCTGGTGCTGCGCTTGGTCCACCGAGCGATCTGCCGTGGCATTCACCGTCTCGTGCATGCGCTTCGCCGCGTCGCGCGCGGCCTCGGCGTTCACCCGCATTTCCTCGACGCCGGCCTGCGCCGCGACCTTGGTCAGTTCCGCCTGCCGGTTGGCCGCGTTGTCTTGGGCCTTGAGTTCCAGTTCCTTCATGTCGCCTTGGTGCTTCAATTCCTCGGCCTGCATGCGTTGCGCGCCCTTGTCCTTCTCGGTCTGGGCCTTGATCTGCGCTGCCGCCAGCTTGGGATCGGGCGCGGCCGGGCCGGGCGGCGTCGGCGGGACCGTCAGTTCTTCCGGGTTCTCCATCCCCAGCACCTTCAGCACGTTCGCCCAGATGCCCCGCTGGTTGGCGATGCCCTGGAACTGCGGCGAGCCGGACGCGGCGACCAGCGCCTGGGTGCGCATGATGCGATGCTGCTGCGACGGGACGTTGGGATCAGCCGCCGGGATCAGGTCGCGGTCCTCGATTTCCTGCCGCACCGCCCAGCGCCGGGCCGGCGACTTGCGCCCGCGCCACAGCGCCTCGGGATCGTCCGCAAACAGTTCCCGCAGCAACTCGAACTCGTCCGCTTGCGAGATGTGGTCGTCTTTGTGGATGGCGCCCGGGACCTGGGTCACCTGCTCCATGTAGGACATGATGGTGCCAACCGGGACGTTGGACAGGCCAGCCTCCCCAAGCGGCAGGGACACGATGCCGGCGATGCGGCTCACGTCCCCTTCCATTTTCGTCAGCAACGCCATTTCCTCCGCACCCGGCGCGCGGTAGGGCAGCGGCATGAAGATGTCCTGCGCCCTGGTCGCGCCACCGCCGTTCACCCCGATCCACTGGCCAGGGTTCGGCCGGATGACGGTCTGCGGATTGCGATTGCCGTTCTGGAGCCAGATGCCGCCCGGGAAGTTGGCATAGAGCGTCGCATCCGTCATCGCGCGCTGGAGCATAGAGGCATAGAGGGTCGGGTTGCCGACAAGGTGGATCAGGCCGTAGTCGTAGAAGCCAAGGCCGGGGATCGATCCGTACTTCACATAGCGCCGGCGCGGCCGGTAATCGCGGTCGCCGCGGCGCCAGTTCCGGCGCACCTCCAGCACCTGCCGGCTGTCCTTGTCGATCGAGACCCGATATGGCAGCGGGTAGCCAGGAACGTGCCCTTCTTCATCCTCATCCAGCACGTCCATGTCCCCCATGCTGCCGGGAAAGCTACGGCTGTCGATCTCGACGTAGCACTCGTAGACTTGATGGTCCGCGTCCCACGGCTGCTTGGGGGTGGGGTCGATGCCCTCGCTGTCCGCAATCGCGCGCTCGGTGTTGGTCGGCTCGCCTAGGGGCTGAATCAGGTCGATGTCCCGATAGTGCCCCGTCTTCTGGAGCCGCCGCATCGTGCCCTGCGACATGCGAATGCGCTCGGTGATCCGGCTAGCCCCGCTCAGGTGGGTGCAGTCGGGAGAGACGATCAGATCCTGCGCCCGAACCCACACGGACGCCGGGCGCCGGCGGATGGGGCAGCGGTAGACCTTGCGGAACGCATTGCCGATCAGGATGCGCGAGAACAGCATGCGGCTGAAATCGGGGTAGTACTCCCGGTCCGTCGTGGTCAGAAACGCGTTCAGGTCCAACTGCAACGCGTCCGCCAGCGCATCGTCCCCCGCATCCAGGTCTTCCTCCGCATCGGGAAGCAGCGTGGCCAAACCGCCCGGCGTGGGGGACGGGGACGTCAGGCCTGGAACGGCCATGTCGCGCGCGGCCCGGCGGCCGGCGGCAGCGGCGGTATCGCGCTTGACCCGGACCGGTCCGTTGGCAGGGAGCAGTTCCGCTCGGGCGACACCCCAGAGTTTAACCGCGGCCTCCAGCATGCAGGTGGCCACCATCTTGCAGACGGTGCCGTCGACGGTGACGGTGGTGGTGGGTTCCTCGATCTTCACGCCCAGGTAGTCGGCCACCTTGTTGGCGGTGTCTTCCCAATCAGCCCGGGAGCGCAGGTCGTCCTCGACGCCCTGGATCAGAAACTCCGAGAGAACGGCAAGCGCGCCGTCGTCCATCTTCGTGGCTAAGTTCTCGTCGAACTTCTCGCGCTCGATTTCCTCCGCGCCAGCGCCAAGGCCGCCGATCATGTCGTCCTGGCTGACCGTGATGGCGACGTCGCCGGTCTCGATGACCACGGACGGGGGCGGTTCGTCTTCGTCGAGGATTTCCACCCCGCCGGCGCCGATAGGGGCGCGGCCGGGAATTTCGAGGATCTGCGCCATGGATGGGCGTGGGCGCTCGCGAGGGGCAACGATCACGTCGCTCATGGTGTTCTCCGCTTCGCCCCGTGTTGTAGCCAAAAATTAGGCAGGCATCAAACCATCAAGCGTCCGCCGGCCCGTGGATTGCATACGGCACCCCGACCGGGCGCTGGTATTGCATCGCTTCGTCCTCGGTTTCACGGAACTCGGCCCGCGTGATGGCCAGGCCGGTGCGTCGCATCCAGAGAGCAGCCTGTGCCAGACAGTCGACGTAATCGTCGTGCGCTCCACGGGGGAACGATGTGGTCTCCGCAATCACCTCCTCGGCCCACGGGGCTTCCGGGGCCCAGAACATGCCGCCGTCCCAAATGTCCAGGCCGCTTTCGGTGTCCTTGCGGACCGGCCCCGAAAACATGGGCGTGACGGCAAGCACGCGGGTCACCTTGTCCTGCGCGTACCTGCCGCCTTTGATCTGGAGCAGCAAGGTGTCCCACGGCGCGTTCGCATAGAGGCGCTTGATCTCCGCCGCGACGTCATGCCCGCGGGCCTTGTCCTCGATCAGCAGGTAGTCGACGTTGTGCTTGCGGCAGGACTCCGCGACCATCCGAACAAGGTCCGCGAGGTTCGTCCGCACCCGCCACGCGTCCGCCAGCATGATCTGCGGTGCCCGGTCGGCTTCATCGGCAAAGGCGCCCAGGATCGTGAGCGCATTGAAGTCGTTTTCGGTGCCTTCCTTGATGGCCGTGTCCAGGCTGGCAATGACGGTTCCAAATTCCGGCCATACTGATCGCGTCCACCGGCGCCACCACTCCCGCCTGATGATGGCACCGCCGCGAACCGTCGGAAGTTGAAGGTATTGCGCTGCCCAGGCATATGGCCCTTTGATATTCTTCATCTTTTCCATTTCGTCTTCGGGATAACGCTCAGGCCAGCACAGCGTTCCCTCCGCCTGAGCCATGGGGCTTCCTGGCTTTGCCTCCAGGCCCCCGTGCGCCCGCATGACAAGGCCGGCCAGTTCCTTCCCGCTGCTGTCCAGGCCGCGGGGATCGGCCCATACCTGCGTCGCCTCCCCGCTCTTGTTCCGCCGCAGGACCACATGCTGGAAGCGGGCCGGGTCAAACTCCAGCGGGATAACGACGTGCAAATACCCGAACTGTAGCAGCGTCCCGGTTGCATCCTGCTCATGAGTGCGCTGCTGGATGTTGATGATGACCGACCGCTTCAAGTCGTTAAGGCGGTCCGGCATGACTTCTCGCAACCAATGATTGGTCGCATGCCGCACAGTGTCGCTTTCTACGTTTGTGGGGTTGTTGATATCATCCAGGAGTAGAAAATCCGCCCGGTGCCCGGTAGTGCCTCCGTCCGTGCTGACCACGCGCTTGGAGCCGGTGGCGGAAGTCTCGATCAGCCCGACGCCCTCGCGCACGATCTGGACCCGATCGCCCCAGAATTGTCGGTATGTGTCGGACTGCAACACGCGGAGCAGCCTGGAGTTGTCGCGCTCCGGGATCATGGTCGAGTAGGACGCGCTGATAAACCGCAGGTGCGGCTTGTTCTGCGCCCCCCACAGCCACGCCGGGAAGAACACGTTGAGCAGCGTCGATTTCATGGAGCCGGGGGGCACGTTCAGGCATAGGCGCCGGATGTGGCCGTCCGCCGCGGCCATCAGAATGTCGCACATAGTTTCCAGCACCCAGCCCTTGATGAGCGGGGTGGCGGGCTCGACGACGGGCCAGAATGCCTGGACGAAGGCCATCAGGTCCTTCTCGCAATCGGCCTTGAGCGCGGCCCGTTCCTCCCGCCGTTGCAGTTCCGCCTTGGCCGCCTTGAGCATCTGCGCCGTGATCTTGGACATGGTGGCCGCTCCTAAGTGACGTCGACCGCATTGCCGTTGATGGTCTTGCCTTGCGCGCCGTTGACGATGGCTTTCAACTCGACTTCGGACAGGTCTTCGATCGACCTCACCACGCGGACGTGCCGCTGTTCCACCACCATACCCATGATCTGGGCCAGCGTGCCAAGGGCCTGGCGCTTGTCCGCCACCCGGACGTGCTGATCGCTGGTGGGGGCGAAGGCGATCTTGGCCAGTTCCTTGAT